ATACGCCGTGGGATCAGGTTGAATATCGGCAAACGCCGAATCCTCAACACTCCAGTTTTCCCACATAGCAATATCGTCGGTGATGTTGGTGTTCTTGGACGAAGTGACATTCGCGGCTTCGTTGAACCGGCGCGTTGAAGGAACGTCCAAGTAATCGGTGCGCCGTGCGACGTTGAAAAGCATATTGTTTGCCGGGACGAAAGGCAAGAACTCAAGCAATGGGCAAGCGCGGGCTAGCACCTTTGCGGGCTGAACAAACTGCGCACGAGCGTCTGAGGACGAGTAGCTGTTTACTACGTCCGTAAGTGTCGTGTAACCGAGTTGAGACTGGTCTGCCATGGCGATAATCTCCCTTTAGAGAGACCTAAATCCTTGCTTTCGGAAGATTGAATTTACTCAAATCGTACCCGGCTTTAGACGCTTCCGCCCTCTGCCCTGTTCCGCGCAAAGATGAATCCTCTCCGGTTTTTGCAGCCACGTTCAACAGGAAGCGCATCATCGTAGTTCGGTTGGCGCTGCTTTCAGTTGCAAACGCCTTATCGAATTCGACTTCTGTTTTTCCCCATTCCTTCCATAGCCGCGACACGAGCACTACACTCGCGTCATATTTGTCGCCCAACTCGGTTTTCAGCGTTTCAGCCGCCTTGGTATTCTCTTCGAGAATCTTGGCGTTGTGCGCTTCCACCATTGAGGTCAACTGAGCATTCAACTTACCTTGAAGAGCTTGAGCGGTTTTCTTGGGAATACCCTCAGAAAACAAGGTGTCCTCCCAATACTTGTTCCACTCAGGCGCATTCTTCTTCTCAGGGTCTAGCTCATAACCTTCCGGCTTATCGGGCCGTCCGAGTGAGGTATAGAACTTATCGCGCTCTTCCTGCGTCGCGTTCTCGCCCAGTTTGGGGATCGAGTTCGCCAGCTTTCCCTCGTACTCTGTGACCTTCTTCGCTGTTTCCAGATGGGCTTTTGCAAAGTCTCCCACCGTCTTGTGCGACTTGAAAGCCTCATTGTCTCTGAGGTCTGCTGGCAAACCCGCCAACCATCCCGGCGATTGCGGCTGCTGGTTGCCCGGTAATACAGTCTCACTTCCCGCTACGGGTTGATCGACAACTACGTCCATTTGCTGCTCCTTAAAAAAGTACGGGCCAAAAAAATGACGGCTACAGGAGATATGGCTCCATATAGCCGTCATGGTCTTGCTTGCGTCCGAGGTAGGTTGGCCGACTTCCCCCAGAACCCGAATTGTGAAAAACAAAACTCTTTACGTCAACCCCGCCAAATACATCCCGCCGTTGGTTCCCGTATGCACTACCGTTCCCATCTTGCCGTAGGTGACAACAGCCGTGTTAGTCGTGTTGCCATTCACTTCGCAAGTGACGGTGACGGAGGCTCCGCCAAGGTTTTGGACGTACTGCGACATCCCCGGCTGGCAGGTGGGGAACACAAGAACCACATTCCCGGTTGGAGTCAGTGTAATAAGAGATGCCCCGGCCTGTTGAGTGGTGAGAGTGATAGTGCTTGCGCCCATCCCGCCGAGGTCGAGTTCACCGTAGGTGTCTACTGTCGGTTGTGTTTGCGTGGACTTGGCGACAAAACCGCCACGTTCCGTAGGAATCCGAAGAGCATCCGCCCCCGGCCAGTTCACTCCGCCATACGTTGGACTTGGATTTGCCATCTCAGTTTTCTCCAATCATCAGTAAAGCATCAACTTCGCTCATCATACCACTCATCCGGGCAATTGCAATACCCACATTGTACTCGATTCGCTCAACTTCGTTGTTCAACGGAACCCCGAAGTGATTTGAAACGAGTATATCACCAAGCACCCAACGGCCCTCAGTTGAGCTAAACACGCTCTGATAATACTGTCGCCTCTTCTTTTCGGCAAGCTGTCTAGCGTCTTCTTCTGGCGTATAGTCGATCATTCTCCCGGCTCCTTACCGCCGCCCATCATCGTTTTTAGGGGGCTATCCGGTTCCGCCGCTTTGCCGGCCAGTGCAGCGGCCTTGGCAATCTTGGGCGCATTATCAATCTGCTGCTGCTTCTCCTGCTGTTTCTGGGCCATCTGGCGTATCTCTGCAATGGCTTTCGGGTCACGTAGGCACGTCGCTGGACCACCTACAGCATCCCACGCCTCGCGTACCATCTCGTCTGTATCGAGAGCGTGCATGGCGAGGGGATCGAACTGTGTGATCGACGTAATCAGCGCCACGCCAGATTGAATCGCCCGGACCTTCGTTACCCTGGTCTGTGCCTGAGACAAGAGGCCCAAGTATTGCACCTTGATTGGCTCATGCTCGGAATCTTGAAGAATTTGCGGCGGTTCAGGTATGCGCCCCGCCCGCGCCTCGATGTCGTACACCCGCGCAATCATGGGGTTGAATCCTTCTGATTGCAGGTTTCCGACGATGGTTCCAAGTAGCGCCGCCTTTTCAGTCATCAGTTCATTGATTTGCGCCGTCACCATGCGCTCAGTTGCGCCGCCCTGCGCCAGTTGCGTAAGCAGGGTGAACACATCCGTGTGGAAGTGTTGGTTGATAATCTGCGCGACTTTTCCCTGATACTCCGTATTGAAGGGAAGATTTTGAACGCCGGTCGTTAGAGGTTGCGGCATGATCTGGCGAATGTCGCCACGGTTGGTTGGGATGAATGTAAAACCATTCGGGCCGCGCTGAATCTTCCCACGCTGGTCCTCATACGCCACCATCGGCGGTTCAGCCGCTTTTTGGGCAGTAATCAGATTGGTTCTTCCCATCTGATTGTCTAACCCTATAGCGACCCAAGCATCGTGCCCCGGTGAGCGACCGTAGGTTTCGTCTGAATTCTTCCTCCACCTCCAACTCAGAATCGGTATGGAGTCGTAGCCGCCCTCGGATAGCATCGAAATGTTCTGATCTCCATCCGCTCCGAGTATCTTTCCGCCTTTGCGATACACCCAATCGGATGCCCATTTCTTTCCTTTCGCATCCATGCGTCCAGAGTTATAATCCTTGCGGGGATAGACCGCGTGGAGGACTTCGCGCTCTGCGTGCATATTGCTCTCGTAGTCATGCTCAAAGTTCGCGTCTGCCCTCTTCATAGCTTCCATGCCGAACTGTTGAACGAACTGCCGAAGCGTCATTTTATAGACGCGATAGTTCGTATCGACCTGCCCGAATCGGTTTTCTGCGATGAAGCACTCCCGGAAATGGGGGACGGTGAAGATAATGGTTGCCGTCGAAACATCCTCTTCGATCAGCAAGTGAGCCGTGCCGGGAGCGGACCCGTCACCGATGAATTCTGGCACCACGTCATAGAAGTTACTGCGGTTGAACGCTGAATACATCACGTCTTGGCAGTCCTGAAGCCACCGCTGGACTTCCGGGTAGGAATCGACTTTCTTTCCGGTCCATGCTCTCATCCGGCTTGTGCGCGAGAAGTTTAGTTTGCCGGGAAGTTCCAATCCAAACCACGGCTGGTTCCTTGAACAGAGATACCCCACCATTCCCTTGACCAGAGTGTTGTGGGCAAGCATGGCGGAGTCAGCGAAAATCTCTAATCCAGTAGGCTGGCCGGGCCACAAATCCTTGTCTTGGACACCACGCCGACCGTGATTGACGTACATGATGATGTTGTCCACCATCCATTCCCATGGAAGTCTTTCTTCTGCAAGGACTTGTAGATATTTTTGGGCATCCTTCGCTCGGTCGTCGGCGGAGCGGTCGTTGAGTCGGGAAGGGGCATACCCCCCGGAGTCCATGTAAGGCGCGGCTAGACCGACAGAAGCCATTATCCCCCCAGAGTTGCTTTCCCTACTGTAGCATTACCGCTGGTCATCGGGCTTTGCAGCATCGTGCTTGCCATTCCCCGGCGCTGCGTCAATGCCTGCGCCTGCGCCAGAGCCGATGCCTGGGAAGCCTGCGCCGTTTGCTCATTGGTCTGCGCCTGGGTAGGAGCAGTGGGCGCGGAAGGCTTGCTGACAGCCTCGTAGACACCCTCGCCAATAGCCGCGGCGGCTGTAACGCTTGCGCCGATAATCAATGCCGTGGTAGCCGAGATGCTTCCAGCCATCGTTACTCCCCCGTAACCACTATCGTATCACCACTTCCATCCCGACGTGACATCAACTGGTCAGACTCGGCGAAAACCTCATCCTCAACTTCTTCAACTGTTCCAAGAGAGGTCGGATAAATCATCGTCATCTCAACCGGCCCGTGGGTCCAAAAGAACTGCTTACGCCCCGCGCATCCGGGAATGACGTTGTAGCCGGTGAGTTCAACCCTCTGGTCGCCGATCAGCACTGAGCAGTCACCATGAACGATTAGAACGGTTGCCAGCTTGATAAGCGAACCCATCATCTTTGTCCCCGATTGGAGCCGGATGGTTCTCGCATACATTCCGCCGTGAAAGAGATGCTCGGTAGCAAGTTCGATCTGGGGGCAAGAGAGGATGATTTTGTTGATTTCGTCCAGTTGAGCGAGAACGGCTGGCGAAGCAGGAACCACGGCAATCGGTAAAGGTGCCGTCAATGCACTCATAGCCACCTCGTGAACATGGTGTGGCTTTCCTTGCAACCGGGGCGGCGGGATAGAACCACCTCCAAAGGACTGCCCACCCTGGCGGTGTACAACAAGGCTACGCATCCCTCTTTGAGCGCTAACACCTCGACAGCAGACAGCAACGCATCCCCTATGCCGTATTTCCTGTGAGACGGCAATGCGAATAGGCTTTCAATCGTCGCCATTCGCTTCCCGTTGTGCGGCATAACTCCTGTGATTACAGAGGCAAAGCCTACGAGCATATCCTCTAAGTACGCTCCGAAACAGTGAAGCGCTCCTGAGTTCTCCAGCGCCGCGTACATCTGGCGCTGCGGGTCGTAGTCGGGCATTACGCAGTCTTTCGAGTAGGCGTGCAATAGTTCTGCCGAGTTGGGCGCGTCGAGAATTTCCGAGTAGCTGACTGGCTTTATCTCAAGCATTGGCGCTCCGTAACCCGTATGAGAGCGGGTTGTAATCCGTTTCGTTGCGTGCCGCCAGAAATTGTGCGATCAAATCGTTCTTCTCGTTTGGCGGTTGGTAAACCGGCTGCTCCAGGCAAAGATACCTGACTGTATCGCAAAAATCTTTGTACTGCTCCTCCGGTTTATCCGTTCCAGTTTTCCACTGATAGTTGAATAAATCCTGAGTCGGACCCCGTTCACCCCGACAACCTTCCTCGGCAAACAGCAGCGCCGGTATTTCCTTGCTCTTCACGGCGGAGTAATGAGGCTGCAGGTATTCTTTGACCCGCTTATGCCCCAGCGCAATGTCGCCAGCCTCAGAGTGTGAGAGCCAGATGCGCCCGATTCCCGCCTTGTCGAGTTCATCTTCCCACGAGGTATCGTTGAGTTGCGTCCTCGCCCCGTACTTGGCATCGAGGACAACGAATGCTGGTTCAGAATAGTTGTGTTCTGCCCGTTTCACCTTCACCTGTCGCGCACTCTCTTCCACATTCCCGTTAGCCAAAAGATACGCATAAACGTAGATTCTGTTTGCTGGTTTCCCGTTTATCGTAATGTCCTCTGGCGAGACCGCCGCGAACAACCATCGTGTCGGACGGGCGTCGTGCGGGTCTACAGCCTCAATCCGCATCCAATCGGCGGGGATTTTGAAGTCCTTGTAGAGATGCACCGTCCGGTCGAGCGTCTTGTAAACCAGCCCGCTCAGGTGGCCTTCCTTGCCGCCGATGTGCGCGTCGTATTCCTCTGGATCGGTAAACAGCTTGGCGTACTCTTCGATACCCGCTCTTGGGATGAACCCCATGATG